AAGCGATAATTTAGATACTATTGATGGTTCTATTAATACAATTGAAGCGTGTTGTGGTTCTAATAAAGTAAATGTTAATATTTCTAGTGGTAATATATCGGGATACGCCACATCCGCTTTACAAACGGATATGGAAACTAGTTTAGACGCAATTCTAGCAAAAAATACAGAAATCGAAACATCGTGTGATGCTTTAATTAGTGCTAATCATACGGACTTAGAACATTTAAGTGATAATTTAGACCATTTAAGCGGGGATATAGACGCAGTTAATACAAAATTAACAGCAATTGATGCCGTTTTAGATACTATAAAAATAGATACGGAAGCAATAGAAACAGCAGTAGAGGTTTTAAGCACACAAACAACAAAAGTCGCAACCCAGATGTTGTTTGGTTCTAGTAATGAGGTAAATAATGGAACACCCGAAAGTAGTTCAAATTCAGTTGAATTAAAAAACAATGGTAGTGAATATATTTCTATAATAATTATAGCAGAAAATACATTTTGGAACGGGTTTTTTCAATGGAGTGTAGATAATTCAAATTGGTATGATGATGAATTAACATTTAATGGTTCGTCGTCCGCACAACATATAAATAATTATTTCAAAAAAGCAAAATACGTAAGAGTTAGAATAATAAATAGTAATGGAGTAGCACCACAAGCGAATGCTTTTACGGTTTATATTACACAGTAAATATTCAATTTATTTTTTATATTTTTTTTATCTTAATTAATTATATATACAGTAAAATGTTTAGTTGTGTTTTGTGTGAAGGTGGCGAAGATTATTTAATAATAAATAAATTTTGTTCTAAGTGTAAAAGAATAAAACATTTATTAAATTTATATGGTGATGAAGTATATAACACGTTAGAAACAGTTTTAGTTAGAAATGAAAAACAACGTAAATATAAAGAAGATTGTATTAAAAAAGAGAAATTAAATAAAGAATTGGACGATAGCACATATTTTGAAAAAAAGGGTAAAGAAAAAGTAGATAAAATAAATCGTGAATTAGAAGAAAAATTCAAAAGAAAATAATTTTAATGATGATTATATCATTTAAAAAATTTTTATTAGAAAAATAGATGTTTTTTGTTAAGGATTTTATATATATATATTTATAAATTTATAACTTTCATAAATCCGTATAAAGACACGGTTATATTATTAGTCCCAACGAGGGGATTTATACTTTTTCGGGTTATTGTTAAACGCTCCGCCCCATTATTACTATCACTAGCAGTATTACCATTAATTCTAAATAGAGTTTTTATTTCTAGGTGTTGTTGTGAATGTAAATGAATTGTTTTTAACCTTTTTCTTATCCATTTATTATTATTATATATATGTTTATTTATATAAATTTCTCCCTCGTCCTCACAAAAACTATTAATTGATAATTTAGTAATATATAAAATTTTATTATATGGGACATCGAAAATTGGGTTAAATGATATACCATTACCCGCCTCTATAACACACATAGCGTCTTGACCCACACCCCCGCTTAATTGGGGGTAGAATTGACGTATTATAATATCTCCCACGTTATGTTGTAATCCAACACCAGCGTTTAGTCCTAGGTCGCTTACCTCCATAGAATTAACCGCCCTCCAATCGGTATTAGTTAGAATACCCGTAGTTCCTTGTAATGTCGCCTCCTCGCTCCGTTCCTCTCCAAACGCCCCCGTTCCTTTAATTAATATTTTTAACGCCCCTATATTACCCGCACTATCGGTCGCGACATTACTATTTACCATTGTATCCAACGCACTATTTGTTGGGTCAAAATAACCGTCATCATTTAACCCAGAATTTCGTAATAACGCCTCGGTTGTAGATAATCCCCCCCTCGCTGTAATTTCAATACTTTCAAATCCCTCTAAATTATCGTCTTTTACGTCAATATCCCAATTAGTTGTAGGGCGTGTTAATCCTATAAAATCGTTAGTTGTAATATTTTCATCTCTTTTTGTTAATGGAGCGAAATTTTGTGTTCCTATATGTGTAGTTAAACTAAATTCCGTTGAATTTGAATTAGGATTATCAATACCAATCATAATATATTTACCATCAATTGGGATTGTTTTAACATAATTTGTATTAGATAAATACGATATTGAACGTTCTAATTCAAAATCGCTAAAATTATTTGATGTATTATTTCCAAATGTATAATATGGTGTATTACTTTTATATATTTTTAATGTTAAATTTCCATTACATTTTAAACAGAATTTTATACGATTATGCTCTCCTATATACTCACTAACATTTGATAAAAAAGCGTTAGTCCCAGTAGCACCAAATGTTTTTTTTAAAGAAAAATTATTTAATTTATTCATTATCAATTATCATTATTATAATAAGATAAAATAAATAGAATAAATTAACATAATTAATTTTTATAAAGTTTTAAAAAAAAAAATAATATATTTAATAATTATAATACTTAATAATTAAAATAAATTTATATTAAAATGTCTATTGTTTCAAATACTCAAACGAATAATGCTAAATATGTATCTCTAATTCCAGAAAATGGGACACAATTTAACCCATTACAGAAGGTTGTTTTTAATTTAGACCCAACTCTTGGGTGGATTAAAGGTAGAGATAGTTATTTAGTTTTTGATGTTCTTAACAATTCTAGTGAAGAATTACGTTTATCTCTTGGTAAAGCGGGGGGTTCATCTCTTATAAAACAGATTAATATTTACTCAAAACAAACGGGTATTTTATTAGAAAGTTTAAATAATTACAATCAGTGGGTTCATACAGAGGCACAATATACCACGGATGACCCTCAAAATTTGGTAGATGTTGAAGGTTTTCCAAAACCATTTGAAAGTCAAATCGGGATAAATGATGGAGCGGGAGCAACTCTTAATAACGAAATAGGATTATATAACATCGCTAATACATACAGAGACGCAGAAAATTGTTCTTTTTCACCAATTGATAATGACGGTAATTTGGTTAGAACCTCTGTTCGGGTGTGTATTCCATTAAGAACGGGCGTATTTAGATGGTGGGACGCAGAAAAACTAGTCCCAATTTTACAATTAGGTGGATTAAGATTAGAATTAATACTCGCAGAAGTAGCGGAAGCAGTAGCAATCCCAAAAAGTGATAGTAGAATAGGTGGGTCAATCGCGGGTATTACTCCAAATGCTATCGCGGGTATAGGACTAGTAGGGGATGATATACCAGCAACAAATACAACAATAACGTTTGCGACTAGTGTTGTTAATGCTGATATGGGTATTCAAGAATGTGGTCTCGCAGTAGGGAGTAAAATCACACTAACGGGGACAGTAAATGGGGCGACCAATACAGCAGTAAATAAAACCATTACAGCGATGGCGGAAGTTATTACAGCGGGTGCGAAAGCATTAACAATAACAATTGATACACAAGTAGATGGAACCCACGCAATGAGCGACGTTTTTATTACTTTACAAAATATGAATGGTGCTAATTATCAATTAACAAATGTTGAAATGAGAGTTTTACAAGAAATGCCCCCAAATACTAAAATGGCGAATATGGATTATACATTTACAACGTATGATATTTTTAATGATGTTATACCCCAGACAGCGTTAAGACATAACCAAGATATAACCAGTGTAGCGTCAAAAGCGTGTGCTTTATTTACTATGTATGAAGACCCCGCAAGAATGGGTAGTAGTCATATAGATAATAACCAATATTATACGGGTATGAGTGCCTCCCAATTTGGTATGAATATGAACGAAGTTGTTTATTTCATTAATAATAAATTATATCCATTACGACCATATAATCCATCACACCTCGCAGACAAGGTAATAAACCAAAACGAGGTGGTAAAAGCGTTTAACGCAATAGGAAAACGTGTTCGTTCTTTGGGTAATACTCTCGGTGCTAGTTTAGATTTATACACCAACAGATATTTACACGCTCGGGAACTAGCGAGAAAACCATCGGTTTTTGATTTACAGAACGCAGAACCCCAAATTAGGTTGGGTTTTAGTGCTGGGCGTGGTGTTGATTATAAAGGACAACAAATCACCAATATGAATATGCGAACTTTTGTATTTTCTAAAAAAGTTATTCAAATAGATGGTGATAATGGTTTAACGGTAGTCCATTAATTTATTATTATTTTTTTTAAAAGTTTATTTTTTTTTTTTAATATAAATCCCTTTAATAAAAGATGTCTTTTTCTAATGAAATTAATTTAATAGTTGATAATACCAATCCTTACGAAAAAGGAGAGGTTATTATATCATTTATACAAATAATTAAATTAATTATTTTAAATATTAATAAAAAAATAAAAAAAAATATATTTGATAATTATAATACTAAATTAAATTCTAAAAATAATTAAATTACAATGCCTTCAAAAAAATTACATTTTTCAGTTAGTCCAATCAATGATAATCCAACAGTTGTTAGTGGGACAACAGTAATTAATGGTTTTAGTCATAAAAACGGTTTTCCAACTATTAAATTTTCAATCCCATCGCAAGATTTACTTTTAGACACTAAGAGTTTAAGATTAAGCGGTCAATTAATAGTAAAAAACGCAACGGGAGCAATACAGAACACCGCCTCGGGTTCTTATGCGAGTTATGATACACAGAATGGGGCGGGATTACCAGCGTCCCAAGCGGTTAATACCTCAAATTGGAATGGTGTCTCATCTCTTATTGATAAACTCACTATTCAATCTAAAAAATCGCAAGTAGAATTAAGTAATATTATTAATTATTCAATGTTTAATGCTTTAAAAAAGGGTATGTCGTATGATGATGATGATTACAAACAGACACCATTATTTAGAGACCTAGCGAGTGGTAATAACCACGGGGACGTATGCCGTCATTTGATTTCATCAGCAGTCCCAGCAGATTGTTTGATGGGTGATATTGGAGATAAACATATGGGACAATTTTTCAGTATTGATTTAGACGTCCCTATGTTAAATAGTATCCCTTTACATTTGGGTAATTCTTATTTGGGTGGTTTATTACTTAATTTAACATTAAACAGCGACGCCTCGGTTTTTCATTCTCGCCATCGTTCAATAGACACCGCCCAACAACCTAACGCAGACCCCACGGGATTTTCATATTGTTTAAAAAATGTTAAATTAGAAGGTAAATTATTAGTCCCAACAGCAGACGATTTGAAGAGTTATCCGTCCGTTTTACCTTTACCTAGTAGTGTTAATTTAGAAAATGATTTACATTCATCGGTTAATGCTAATACATATACCCCCCAATTATCTATGGTTAAAGGTATGGTTAATACATTTTTAGATGACGACCAACAGAACAATTTTCTAGCAAATACCAACAATTTTCGTCTCCCCGTTGGTTTAGTTAAATACGAACAAGCGAAAAACAGTATTAAATATCCATTTGATTTTTCAACCGAAGTAAAACCAAACGCCACGTCATCAACAGAAGTTGGAGCGACAGCGTATGACCCATCAAAACTGAATGTAAAATCCTCGGGTATGGGTGATAGTGAAGTTAGATTACAGTTTATGAGAGCAGTAAATGGGGGGCGATTTCCAATGCGTAATAGTCTTTCTAAATCATTAACAGAAAAGAATTTGAGCGAGGATTACGACGAAACGGGCGCGGGGACAGATGGTGTGGGATTAAATACAGTCCCAGATTTACTCGGTATAGGTTGTGATTACAATAATTCGGTGGGACAATCGCAAAATTATGTAAATCAAGATTATGAACTTAAAGTAGAGAGTGGGGTTCAAACGGGGCGAACAACCCTCCCAGCGAGTAGAAGAAATAAAGTAGAAATACAACAATCTTTTATTAAAAATGTTAGTGAATTAAATTTACAAACATTAGTTAAACAACAATAATTTTTTATAATTTATTTTTATATCTTTTCTTATTATAAATATAGTAAAATTATGTTAAAAAAAAATAAAACGTTATATACCCCTTTTAAATATAAAGGTAAAGGAAAATTTAAGTATTCGGTATATGTAAAAAATGATAAAGGAAATCCCAAATTAATTCATTTCGGTCATCGTGATTATCAAGATTTTACACAACACAAAGATGAAAAGAGGCGAAAATCCTATCTAGCGAGGGCGAAAGGGATAAAAGATAAAAACGGAAATCTTACGTGGAAAAATAAAAAAACTAAAAACTATTGGGTGGTTAAGTATTTATGGGCGGGATAGTGATTTTTATATATATTTTTTTTTTTAATTTTTTACGTTTAAAATAAAATGTATAATAATTATATACAATTAATAAAAATATAAAATGGCGAAAGGTGATTTAGAAGGGAAATCAGTCCCTAATAAAAAATTAAAATGTTATATGATGAAAAATGCGAAAAACGGTGCGGTTTATCGAACGTGTGCGACACCATCGGGTGATAAAAAACCCAAAAAACAAGTTAGAGGAAAACCAAAACCAGCGAACCAACGTCAAGATAAATATTTAGTTGCTTATCCAAATGGAAGACCAAAACCAGCGAAAAAAGCGAAAAAACCAGCGACAAAAGCAAAACCACCAGCAAAACCAAAAGCAAAACCAAAAGCAAAACCACCAGCAAAACCAAAAGCAAAACCAGCGACAAAAGCGAAAAAACCACCAGCAAAACCAAAAGCAACAACTAATTATCTAGAAAAAGCGAAAAAATCAGTAGTAAAAGGGGGGGCAAAAGTGAGTAAATCAATGCCTAAAAAAACCCATACAATGCCCGACGGAACCGTAATGTCGGGAGCAACCCACACAGCAAGTTCAAAACCAGTTAAAAAAGCACCAGCAAAACCAAAAAAAGCACCAGCGGAGGATAGAACGCCCACTATGGTAGGTCATATGTCCGCAAAAGAAGCAACAAAACAATATAATTTAAATAAAATAAACAATGAAATTGAAAAATACGTTAAATCCCAGAATTGGGTTGAAAAATATTCATCGCCTAATTTAACTAAAAGATTTAAAAAAATTAAAACAGAAGAAAAATTAAGAGATTTAATGAATACTTTAAAACAAGAATTAAACGATAAACAAAGCAAAACCAATGACGTAATGCGAAAAATGAACGAAGAAGTAAGAAAAATAGACAAGAGAGACACAGCAGAAGATAGAAAAAAAATAAAAGAAATTGTAAAAATTAAAAAAAAATACGAAAAAAATATAAAAAATATAGTAAATACTATGATGGATTTTTTTAATGAGAAAAAAAATGAGATTTCAAAAAACTGAAAGGGGAGAAAACCCCAAAAAAAACACCAGAAAAAGAAAAACCAACCACTTATGAAAAAAAAAAGAGAGCAACTAAACTAATAAGTGATGCTAAAACAGTAAGTAAAGCGGGGAAAGATTGGAAATTTACACCCGAACAATTAGGGGGGGCACCAACGAATTATGGATGGTTTTTACAATATAGGAAAAATAACGTAAGAATTGAAGGTAAATTAGATAAAAAAAAGAAACATTTTTATTTAGATTATTTTGAAGCACAAACCGATAAAGATAAACCAAGAGCAGAAAAAGGAGAAGCAAATTTTTATTTATGTGAATTTATAAAATATATAACAAAAACGGGTGAGTTAGGTTTAACAAGAGACGATGATATTGAACTAGAAGCGGGACAAATAGATATGAGTTTAAAAAGAACAGAAGCACAAAAACAAGGATTAATTAATTATTATAAGAAATTGGGATTTAAACCGAAAAAAACAATTAGAGGGGCGAAAGAAGACCGTTTTTTTACACAGAAAATATCATCATTTTTAAATAATTGTAAAAAATTTGATAATTTAGTCGTAAAAAAATAAATCTAACAATATAATAAATGGCGGAACCTAAGAATAAAACGTTATATAATAAAGTGAAAAAAGAGATTTACGCAAAAATCCCAAAACATAGTGCTTATAGAAGTGGTTTATTAGTGAAAGAATATAAAAAAAGGGGTGGAACTTATGTAGGTAAAAAAGAAGAAAATAAAGGATTAACAAGATGGTTTAAGGAGGATTGGAGAACCCAAGATGGAAGCAAAACGTATAAGAAAAAAGGCGATGTTTTTCGTCCAACTAAAAAAATAACAGATAAAACACCAACAACATATAAAGAATTAACTAAAAAAGAAGTAAAAGACGCCCAAAAAGAGAAAAAAGCAACGGGACGTGTAAAAAAATATAAAAAGAAAAAGTAAATTATTAATAATTTTTATCTAGTTTTTATTATATATATAAAATGATTTGTGAAATGATTACAACAATAAAAAATGTTTTTGAATTAGGATTAACAGAACCAAATTGGAATGTAGAAAATGACGAAATCGTATTACAAACGGTTAGTTATTCGTTAAGATATGAAAATCGAACCTTTTGGAGTTATGACGAAATTATAGCAGAAACAATTATAAATGAAAATAACTCGTTTTATCTAAAAATATACCCAAAAACCGCAAAATATAATGATTTTCATTCAAGGGGAATTAGTAATCATATAACATTATTACTCTCTTTTGTTAATGATATGAAAATCACGCACGAATTAATAGATAAACACGGTAATAAAATAGGTAAATTTGAAGATACAGGTAAAATGAAAGTCCAAAAATTTGAATGTCCTATATGTTTAGATGAAAAATACGTAGGAACTATGCTAAGATGTAATCATATTTTTTGTCCTAAATGTATAAAAAAATGGTTAAAAAAGGAAAAATTATGCCCGATGTGTCGTAAATCAGTTTATTATAATGAAAAAATAACAGAAGTTTAATTTATTTAATTAATTAATTAATTAATAAGTTTAAAAAACAATTTAAAAAATCTTTGACTATATTATATATAAAAAATAAAAAATAATTAATTAAATAAAATGTCTCAATCTCAATCTCAATTAACAGTAGAAGAAGCAAATCAAATTATTCAAAAAAACCAATTACGAAGGGAAAAACATAAACAAGCGATGCGAAAATGGTATGTTAAAAAAACACGATTAAGTGAAAACGCAACTATGGAAGAAGTAGCAGAACAGAAAAAACGTTTAGAAAAAAGAGATAATTACGGTAAAACATATTATCAATTAAATAAAGATAAAATTATGGAAAAACAGAGACAAAAACGAGCGAGAATTCGGGTAGAAAAAGCGATGATGGCGAATGATAAAAGACGTCAAAATGAATTATTAAAAAAAGAATTAGAACAAAGTATTAGTAATGTAATAAATAAAACAGAAGAAAAGGAAGAATTAAAAGAAATTATGGAACAATTTAAAGATATTCAAAACAAAATTAAATTTATTAATGAATAAATAATAATTTATTTTATTCAATCTTTTTTAAATATTTTTTATTTTAACATATTCGTTTAATTATGAAAATAAAAATCTCTAATAATTATAAATATTCAGTAAATAATTAAAATTAAAATTATGTCTAGTAATCAAACAACAGCGTGTGTATATAAATTAGTGTGTAAAGACCCTAGTAAAACAGATTTTTACGTAGGAAGCACGAAAAATATATATAGAAGAGCATATAATCATTATACCTCATCGTCAGTCCCACAAAATAAAGAATACAATTATAAAAAAAATGTATATATACGTGAAAATGGAGGTTGGGATAATTTTCAATTAATAAAATTATGTGATGTAAATTACACTAATCCGCTAGAATTACGAATAAAAGAGCAAGAATTTATAGATTTGTTAAAACCAACGTTAAATGATAAACGAGCGTATAATAGTAGAGAATATATGAAAATATATAGAGATAGTAGAAAACATATTAAAAAAGAACATAACAGAAAATATTATTTAAAAAACAGAGAACAATTATTAAAAAAGAAATACGAACAAAATAAAGAAAAAAGAGAATTACGAGAAAAAGAAAAAAAAGAAAAATTATTACAAAAAATTGAAGAAATGAAAAAACAAATAAATAATATTAGTAATAAAAATAATAAAATAAATATTATAGATTTAGATATTGAACCAATTACAATTGATATACAATAATCCTTAATAAAAATCATCATTTTTTCTATTAAAAATTTTTTAAATGATATATTCATCACTTAATGATTTTTTTATTCATTTTTATTCATTTTTATTCATTTTTTTTAATATTTTTTCAATTTTTTTATGAAATGTATAAAATCTCTTTATAAGACATCAATTTTTCTAATGTTTTTTTTTAAGTATAAAATTAATCAAAATCGGGCGTGTTTTATTTTTTTAAAATAACCCCCAAAAACGAAAATCAAGGTCATATATAGCGTAAATTTTGGTATTTGGGGGTTGTATAAAATAATCAAAAAATGTGTTTATTTTGTATAAAATCTCTAAATATTAAGAAAACCTTAATAAAATCAAGAATTTTTTTTTTAATTAATATATGCGTTTAAAATAAAAAAAATAAATATTATTATTAATTAATCAATTTAAGAATTATTTTATATATACAAATTAATCACTAGATTGTTTATTTATATTTTTCAAAATGTTTATTAATGATAATATTAAAGTATCAAAAGTTTTTGGGCGTGATTTTTACTATAACGTAGGTAATAGTGAAAAGTTGAGGGAAAAAGGGGTTTATTCGTCGCCCCTAGAAGTAGCAATTTTTAAGCGAGAAAAAAAAACCGACTTTATTATTAAGAATAATATTGAAGGTAGAGCAAATCGCGAATATACACGATATGGGGCAATGAGTTTGAAAGAAATCAAGGGTATTTGGAAGCAAAACAATAGTCTTTTTGAAATTATTGAGAATAAATCACGAAAACCATATTTTGATATTGATAAAATATATAAAAATGAATTGGATTGGAAAAAAACCATATCTAAATTACATAAATTATTATTAACAATCAATATTAATATATATGATAGAGAAAAAACCGCTTTTTGTATTGGAAAAGGTGATAAAGAAGGGAAAACCAAAATATCCGCCCATATTGTAATTAATAATGGTTTTATTTATAAAGATAAAACCGAACAAAAACGGGTTATGGAATACTTAAAAGGGGTTGTATATGAAAACAACGATTATATTTTATTACGTGAAGGTGTTTTAGATTTTAACGTGTATTCATCTAATCAAGCGTTTAAACTCCCTTATCAATCAAAAGTTTATAAAAATATTATTCAAAAACCAAAGGACAATTACTTATGTGAATTAGAACACTTTTTAGTATCAAATGTATCTAAATTGGATAAATGGATAGACACAAAAAAATACATAGTAGAAAGTGCTAAAATTACTATAACAAGAGCAAATGGAACGAAAAAACAAGTAGATTTTAATGTTGGGGATATTTTGAATGAATATAAACTAGCGTTTGATAAAGATTATAAAATTGAAGTGAAAAATAATGGTGAAGATGAATTAGAATTATTGTTAAAATGTATCCCAAATAACGAAAAAGTATCGTTTAGAGTATGGAAAATCATTGGTTATTGTATATCTAAAATTACTAAAAATTCAAATGAGGGATTAACATTATGGACTAAATGGACGCAACCTTATAAAAAAGTGGCGGAAAATGATTTAAAACCATTTTATTTTAAAAATTCAATTACAAATGGTTATGGGTGGAATATGTTAGAAAATCTAGCGAATATTTTTAATACAACCCCTATACAAAGAATTGGTGATTTACATTATTTATTTAAGGACACACCAAAATACAATCATAAATTAATAGAATTCAATACACCAAGAAATAGTGATGGATATTCATTAAAAAAAGAATTGAAAAATAATGATATTTTAACTATAAAAGCGGGTATGGGACGTGGTAAATCGTATGATTTTAGGGAAATATTTGATTTAGAAAATAACGATGGAGATTTAATATATGATAAAATATTGTATTTTAGTTGTAATCGTGCTTTTTGTAAAAGTATGACTAAGGATTTTAATCAATTCGGGTTTAAATCATATATGGAAGAAGAAATAGAAGATGAAGAAAGGGTGATAATCTCTATTGAAAGTTTATATAAAATTAGACGTATGGATTGGGATTTAGTGGTTATTGATGAAAGCGAGACAATTTTTAGTAATTTAACGGGTGAAATGAATTTAAAAAATAAATGTTTAACAAATCTAAATAGATTTATTGAAATTATGAAATGTGGTGCGAAAATCGTATGTATGGACGCTTATATAGGACAAAGAACATATAATGCGATTGAAGATATATACACAAAAGATTTTGAAAAGAAAAAAATCACCCATATTGTTAATAAATGCCCCCCAAAAAAACGTGAATATGTTGATTGTGGTTCTAACGAAGGACTAGCAAATAGTCTTATACAAAGATTAAAAAACGGTCAAAAAGTAGTATTAGTAAGTGGAAGTCAAGTTTTACAACAACAAATATTAGAAAAAATAAAAAAAGATATACCAGATTTTTACAAAAATAAATCAAAATGGAAATTTTATGATAAAAATAATCCTTTAAATCTAGATGTAGATTTAAATAAAGAATGGGAAGGATTATATTTATTGATGTATAGTCCAACAATTACGGCGGGTATTTCATATACTAACCCTAATTGGGTATTTGATTTTTTATATATATATGGTGTTAATGTAAATTCGTGTTTAATGAGGGACACAATTCAAGCAAGTAGGCGTGTTCGTAATTTTACAAGCGACATTGTATTTGTAGCGATAAATACGCAATATTCGGGTTTTGATTATAATCAATACCCCATTAAATTAAAAGATGTAGAATATTTACAAGAATGGAAAAATCTATTATTTGATGGCGAAGATATATTAAGTTTAAAAGATAATGAAGAATTACAATTTATGTATAGAGTTTATTTATATAACAAGTTAGAATTTTGTATAAATTCTTATTTGTATTCAAATGTCTTTGAGTTATTTTTTCAAAGGGAAAATATAACAAAAGTAAAGGACGATAACGATGATTATCAAGATGAAGAGGGAGAAGGATTAAAAAGATTTACAATAGATTTTTTTTCATATCACCAAATAAAAACAATAAATGAAGAAACATATAAAAAATATGTAGAAAAAATACAAACAACTAAAAATGAAAAACATCGTAGGAGAATATATAAATATAATTATAATAATAGTATTAAACCATTGGATGAAATAGAAAAAGGGTGTTATTTTAATTTTGTGTATAGTATTAAAGAATTAAAAGATTATAGTATGAAAGTATGTAATTTTAAAAGGTTTTTATATGAAATTAAATATGATATAAAAAATTGGGATAGTCATCGTGATATTATTTCAAATAACGCCCTAAATAAAGAATTATACGATATACAATTTAAATTAAGAAAACATATTTTTTATATTATGGGTAAAATAGGATTGGTAGAAAATGGTAATATTAATATGAATAAACAATTATTGAATAGTGATTTTAAACAAGATTTAATTAATGAATACGAAAAAATTGATATAAGAACATTAAATGGATTATTAAAAAATACATCATCAATTAATAGAAAAAAAGGTGTGAATTTTACTATTATACAAATGAAAACAATATTTACTAGTTTATTAAAAGAAGCATTTAAAATTGAATTATATACGAAAGGAAAAAAATCCGTATATACAAATGGAAAAAAAAAGAATGAAACAATTATAGGTTTTCGGTGGTATTTTACGAAAAGCGAACGTGCTAATATGATATTGAGATTTAAAGATGAAGATATATTAATGGCGATGAATTTTTTAATAATGGAGGAAGGGGGATTAAATCCATTTAATATTTATAAAAATAAATGGGTAAAAAAATTATAAAATAAAATAACCCCTAAAAAAGAAAATCAAGGTCATAATATAGCGTTAATTTTAGTAATTGGGGGTTGTAGCGGAAGATGTATTTTTTCATAAATTTTTACAAAATTTTGG